ATTTTCCATTTCGGCGGCTTTTCTCTGCGCCGCCTCAAGCCTGTACCTCTATCCACGGACGGAGCGAGCTCTCGTCTCCCTCCACGGGGTCGACCGTCGTAATAATCACGCGAGTAACAACGTCGCTCGACGCTCCGTATCCGTTCTCCGTTCTGATTTGGAGCGAGCACTCGTCCGGGTACTGCTCTACGATTTTTCTAAAATCTCCGAGTGTCATACGATAACCTCCCTTGTGGTATTCCCTCCCCGGCATTGAGCCGAGGAGGGTTTTTAATTCCGAATTTTACATATCAAAGCCGGGCGCAAAGCCATACGAATAGCTCGCGACGTAGCCGGTGACTGTGCCGTCGGCGTACACAAACACGAAGATCGCCGAGTAGCCCGAATAAGGCGAACGGAGCCACCAAAAACAAGTACCGTAATCCGGGCGGGATTTCACCCGGTCGCGCTCCTCTTTGAAAATCTCGAGCTGTACGCTGTCGGGCTCGGTTTTCCACCAATCACCCGCGCCGAAAACGTCGGTCGCGGAGGGGAGCCACAAAGTATCGGCGTACTCGTGGAGCTCGCCGTCGATTTCCTCGACCATGTTCCGGGGCTCGAACGCCTCGCGGAGCTCCTCGGGGAAAAGAGGGAGAATATCCTCAAGGACGTGTCTACGCGCCTCGCTGTTGAGGTATCCGCCCGCGTTGGTCGCGGCCTTGTTCATTTCCCACGGCTCGCGGAGGCAATCTTTCAGCACGAAGCGGGCGCGACCCTCACCCACATAGCCGCCGCACACCGCCGTAACGGTTTCGCCGTTGGAGAGTTCGATTTCGAGCTCGTCGAACGGTCGGACGAGTCCGGCCTTGATTGCCTCTTTCAGTTCCTTAACGCCTACGGCGGCGGAACGGCGGGAGGTCAGCTTATACGCGCCGTGAGTCGCCCATTCTGCGGGCTCCGCCGCCGCTTCACCCTTGAAAACGACCTCGGGCGCACCCTCGGGAGCTCCGAAAGCCTCGACGAAAGTAACCTCGTCGCCGAGGAGAAGTACGCCGCTTTCAATCTGCGCGGCGAGCTTTGCGCGGAGTTCCTCCTCCCGCTCCTCCGGGAGCAACATATTAAGGTCAAATACGAATACCGCTTTATTCATTGTTTGTTACCTCCTCAATGGTACAAAAATAATGGCCTCCGATGATTGCGACGATATGCTCGTTATACGGAGCTCCCGAGAAAAATACCGTCTCGACCGGGAGCACGTTCTCCGTGCTGTATAGGGCGGTTTCGACCGCCGCGTATTGTGTCTCGCTCGGCTCTGCCGTCCATAGGTACGGAGCGGGCGAGAATTGCCATACGTCGCCGTATTTCTGAAAGACTACCTCCTCGACCGTATCGGGGAAGTGAGGGGAGAGCATACGGTTTAGCACTACCTCGATAACCGCGACTTGCCCCTCGAACGACTCGCCTCGCGCCTCGTGATAGACAAGGCAAGCAAGCGTATATATGTCGTCCTCCGATACCTCGAGAGCGGCATATCTGCTCTCGGGCTCGGGAGAGGGCTCGGGCGGCGCAGTTACCGAGGGTTTCTCGGATACTGCCGGGAGCTCTACGCCCTCCAACGTATGAGCGAGGGTCGTCGTGCTCGCTATCGGAGCGGCGGGAGCCTCCGGCTCTTGTCCCGCTCGGAGAGCGACGATAGAAACGAGGGATATAGTGAGGACAAGGAGCGTTATCGCCTGTACGCGTCTCCGGCGCAATCTGCGGCGGCGTTTCTGCCGCTCCCGCGCCGTCATTTCTCCGCCTCGTCCGCGAGGACGATAAACTCACACTCTCGAGCAATGCTCGACCATGCTACGCCCCACTCACGGGCGGCGGCTGTAACCGCGTCGTATTTATTCACGCCGTCTACGGTCGCCTCGCCGTGCTCTTTGTGTCGGACGAGATAGAGCTTTGTCGAGCCGCTCGCTTGCGGGTGGTATCCCGCCGGGGCTGTCTTTTTCTTTTTCATTGCAAGATTTCCCCCTCTACGAGTTGAAAGCTCTCCCGGAGTTTTACCGTCTCCCGTACTCCGACCTCAAACTCGAGCGTACAGTATCGGCCTCTCGGGTGGATATAGACCACGCGACCGGGGATAGATTTCTCTTTCCCGTTCGCGCCCATGACAGAGAATGTAACGGGCTTGACCGTAACGCGGTCGCCGAGTCTTATCATTCGACGACCTCCTCGGACTCTGCCGGAGGAGCGTCGACTTTCGAGGGCTTGTCCGCCGCGTTCTTTTCCGCCGCCGCTACCAACGCGTTTTTAATCATAGCCGCAAGAGGGGAGAGCTTTTGCTCCGCCGAGGTATCCGCTTTCGGCCTGTCGGGGTCTGCCTGTTCGAGAAAGCGGCACAAGAGAGCCGCTTGTACGACCTCGCCAACAAAGCCGCCGACCGCACCGCCGTCAAGCGTTGCCGTTCTCGCCCGGACGGAAAAAACGCCCGTCTTGAAATCAAAGACGACATAGGCTCGCTTGCCCTCGGGGGGCTCGATATGTACCGCCGCGTCTGCGATAACCTCCTCCGGGGTCGGAACGGTGTACCCGTTCTTTTTGAATAAATCCAGTTGCGCCGCGTCGAGGGCGAAAGCCTCGCCGCCGATTTTCTTTGAATACAGCTTTTTCATGGTATGAACCTCCCTTATTCTCCGTAGTCGCTGATAACTGCGATTTTTGCGAGGGCTGACGTTTGCGCCCATTCCTCGGCGAGCCGCGCAGAGCTACGCTCAAACTCTTGTGCGAGAGCCGAGAAAGCGTCGCCGTTATGGTCTTTGACCGCGCTCCACATTTCTTTATGGACTTTCTCAATGTCCTTGCTCATTTGAGCGGTACGCTCTACGCGTTCCTTGAGCTCCGCCCATGCCTCGCGGTCGGAGGCAAAGCCGCGCCCGCGCTCGTCCATAGTTCCCGTGACGGCCTCGGTAATCGCCGCCTGTAAATTTCCCATGAGTCTAACTCTCGAGCTCACGTTATCCATTTTTAACCCTCCTCGTTATTTGCCATTTTCGGACACCATGCCGGGACATAGGGGACGAGCCGCTCAATGCCGACGATATATCCCCGGCATCGCCCCGGAGCGAAGCACCGAAAACAGATTTGATTTTTTACCCACGGCTCCGTTACGAGCTCGTCGCACCCTTGGCAAGTGCGGGTAAAGTCTGCGCTTATCATTTGAGCCCCCTTTATTTATTCGCTCTGTAAAACGCCTCTGCAAAACGCTTGCTCGTCATAGAGCGGCGGGCGGCTTGTGCGTTCCACCCCTCGGGCATTTCGTAGCCCTCCGGGAGTTGCGGTAAAATCCGCTTGTTTATCTTGCACCGCTCCCGCTCCTCGGCGGAGAGTTCGCGGCGGCTTTTGCGCGGGGCGTTGAAATATCCCCATAAATCCGTTTTCTTTGTGTATGTATCTCCGTAATCGCACGGGTCGAACGTGAGCGGAGGTCTGCCGATGAATTGCCGCAAGAGCCCGACCGGGTTTTCGAGAGCCCAAAAGCGGAGACTCGAGTCGTTTTGCTCTCGGCACGTCCAAATAATACGGAGGCATTTCTCGACGAGCTCCATAGCTCCCGTGAGGTCGCGAGGGGTTTTTGCCGTCGTCCTCGCAAGTGAGAACATGGTACACGTCGGCGCGGCGAGTATCCCGTAAACCGTTCGAGCCTCGACCCGCTCCGCCGAGCCGTCTCGTTTTGTAAAGACAATCTCCCCCCCCTCGATTGTGGTACGCTTGAGGAGGTCGTACTCGGGTAATGTGATAACTCGAACGTCGTAACCGTTCGCTTTGTACGGCGCACTCCACGAGCCCGTACCGCCGCAGAGGTCGAGGATAATCTTTTTTGAGTTCATTCCGCTACCTCCGCCGATAGACCTAAATACCAAAGAGGATTATTTCGCTCCGTGTGTTTGCACTCGTCGCAGTTCTCCGCCGAGCATTTATCGCAATATGCCCGATGAAAAGCCTCGTCCCACGGAGCCGTTAATACCGGGAGACGGCGGAGAAAATCCGCTAAAGCCTCCGGGCTCTCCGTGAGCTTTTGGTAAATGTTCATGGTATGAGTAACCTCCTTTTTAGATAGCCGCTTTCCGACGGCCTCGATTTCTGTACGACTGATTTACGCGAGCCTCCGCCACCGCCGCGCTGTATTCCGGGCGAAAGCGAGAGTCTATTTCTCCCGTTCTGCCGCGCTCGAGCTCTCGGTAAATGGTCGCTTGACACTTGCCGACGCGCTTTGCAATCTCACAAGGTTTCGCGCCCTCGGCGTACATTGCCTCGATAACCTCCCGCTCCTCGAGCTTTAGACACTCGTATTTCATCGTCTCGCCTCCGTTCTGAATAAAAAAATAAGTGCGTCGGAGCTTAAAAGCTCTTTCGCACTTAATAATAAACGGCACACCCGCAAATGTCAAGTATTTTGTGCGAAAAAGATAGAATAAATTTTTAGAGGCTCACGCCGCCCGCTGAAATACGGCCTCGAACATCTGCCCCGCCGACATAAAGCCGAGGATTTCCCGGGGATAATTGTTAATCCAGAGCTCGACGCGCTTAACCTCCGCCGCCGTCACTTTGTCAAAATCCGTGCCTTTCGGAAAGTGTCGGCGTATCATTCGGTTAATGTTCTCGTTTGTGCCGCGCTCACAAGAGCAATACGCATGACAATAATATACCTCCGTCCGTTTCCCGTTCTTTCGCCTCGCGCTCCGCTCGAGGCCGTCAACGTCCGCAAACTCCGAGCCGTTGTCTACGGTTATCGACTTGAATATCTGATAGAACGCCGCGCCGTAAAGCCGCTCGAGACGGTCTAACGCCTGTACGACCGTTTCGGCGCACCCGTTTTTTATTCTGATAATGATTTCCCGCCGCGTTACCCGCTCCGAGAGGACGAGGAGGCGAGCCTTTGTCTTTTTCTTGCCGACGACGGTATCCATTTCCCAATGTCCCGGCTCTTGTCGGTCGGCGACGTATTCCGGGCGTTGCTCTATGCTCTTTCCCGCGTTCGCCCGCTTCTGTTTCGGGCGCACTTTCTTATACCCCCGCTTTTCCTTGCCTTTTTCCGGGAGGTCTTTATTTGTGAGGTTTAGGAAAACGCCGTCGTCGATATACTTATAGAGCGTAGCTCTGCAAAAGGTAATCCCGAGATATTCGTATTCCTCGGAGCGCAAGAGGGCGCAGACTGCCGCCGGGGAGTAATTGTCGTTGATAATCTTGTCCTCGATAAACTGCGCGGCGGCGTGATTTTTACCAATCTTGAGAGGCGCACCTTTAGCCGAGAGCCCCTCTTGATAGCGAGCCTCGGCAATATCGGGGCTATATCTTTCCTCTGTCGTATAATCGGAGTTCAAATGCTCATAGCGTCCGCGCTTGAGCTCGCGGTATATCGTGCTGATGTGTACGCCGAGCTCGTCCGCTATTCTTTGCGGCTTATACCCGATGTTTACCCGAGCCTCTATCTTGAGGCGGTCGCTCCATTGTAATTGTCTGTACTGTTTTCCCATAGTGCGCCCTCCGTAAAGTCGAAAAGAGGGCGGTTTCCCGCCCTCTCGCCGTTACTGCGATAAAAACTCCTCTATCGCTTTTTTGATTATCTGCGCTTGAGGAATACCCTCGGCGGCGCATTTTTCTTTGAAAGCCGCCGCAAGCTCTTTCGGGACATAGGCCGTTACCGCGCCGTACGTCTTTTGGTTATACCTCTGCTTTACCGCCGAGGAGGTTTTAGTCTTTCTCTTTGTCTCTGCCATTTTTCCGCCTCCCTCGTATGGTAATAATAATCGAGATAATAGAAAGTGTCGCGCTAACCCCGCACAAAATATAAACTAATGCGTCCATAGTGATTTGACATTGAGCATTTTTCGTGTTATCCTTTAGGGGCAAGGGGGATTTCTCCCCCCGCCCTCTATTCGAGAAGTTTCTCTATCACAACGAGAGCCATTGTAATGAGGTTTAGAATTGCGGCTATCAGATTGAGCTTGCTTGCGAGGCGTTCACTCTGATTGCCGCTCTTCTTTTTGCGGTGTTTCTTGCTCAATGTGTTTACCTCCTTTCTGATATTATAATAACATACTATTGATAGTATGTCAATAGTTGTTTGTGAAAAAGTGCAAAAAAAATAAAGCCTCGGCGGATAACCCGCCGGGGCTTATTCTATACCGAGGAGCCAAAGAGGGGAAACGCCGAGGACTCGAGCGAATACGGGTATCTCGTAGTCGGGGACAAATCGCGTCCCGATTTCTACGCGGCTTATCGAGTCCCGCTCCATTATCACGCCCTCGACCTGTACCCGTGCCGCTAAATCCGATTGCGAGAGCCGGAGCTTGAGCCGCGCCTCGCGTATGCGCTCGCCGCTGATATTCTTTTTCCCGTTGTAGTCGTATATCTTCAAACGCTCCGCCTCCCTCGTGTTAATGGTCTGCAATTTTCTTGACTTTAACACGCGAATAAGTGATAATTGTGTTAAAGGTCAGCACGACCAAAATAAATTATAGGCGGAGGCTCATACCATGAAAAAGCTAAAGACTTGGCAAATAGTGTTACTCGTTATTTTCTATCCTATCGGTATTCTCGTTTTGATATATCGAACGTGGCGCAAATGGTCGCTCAAGAAAGAGCGCGAGGCGGCGGAGGGCGCACGGCGGGAGGCGCGGGAGCGCGAGGCGGCGGAGAGAGCCGCTCGACGCGCCGCCGAGGAGGAGGCTCTCCGGGCGGAAATGGACGCGCACGACGTACGGGAGTATCGTCTCGTCGGCGTTACTTTCAAGAACGAGGAGCCGCCATACCGTAACCGTCAAAGCATACTCCGCGAAATGGATAACGACGGAGCTCCGGCAAGCAGGCTCTCGTTGGAGCAATACGATTTCGAGGGAAAGCCCGCCGTCGGCGTTTGGTACAACGGCGAGCAAATCGGCAATATCAGCAAAAAGGACTTGCCCGAAATCCTCCCTCTCATGGATAGGTACGCCCGAGTCCGTTTTTACAACCTCCTCGGAGGAGAGGACGGCTTGAGCTATGGTATCGAGATAACCGTATATTTCCGCAAAGCATAAAGAAAGCGGGCGAGGGAACAATCCCCCGCCCGCTCGTTTTATCTCTTGTCCGGGATAGCGTCCAAAACGCCCGCCTGCTCGAGGGCGTTATAGATAATCTGCGCCACGGCCTCGCGTGTAATCGGCTGTTGCCAGCCGTAGTTACCCGCTCCGTCGCCGTTGAAAATGCCCTTTTGCTTGCAGTATTCCGCCGCCTCGCGAGCCCACTCGGAGGGAGTGTCGCCCGTATCGGCGCAAGAGGTCAGCTTTGCGCGAGCCTCGTTAATATCCATGTCGAAAACCTCCTCATTATCAGATAGCCGGGCTTTGAATTTCGCCCATTGTTCGTTACCGCTCGTGCCGTAATACTCGTTAATGTCGTCGCCCATAAACGGACGGGGACACCATTTCCCGGTTACGTCGTAGTGTCGGACGACATTCTCGGGAGGGATACCGTATTTCTCCATGAGATAGCGGGTAAACTCGACGAGATTATCGACGACCTCCGGCGTAAAATACCAATCCCGCACCATTGCAGACGCGGCGGTCGACGGGTCGAGCTTATAAGGCCGTACCTCGATACCGATAGAGTTTCGGTTTCTGCATTTCGGGTGGACGTACGCGCCGGACGTGCCGCAATGCCACGCGGTATCGGTATCCTCGACGCATTGATAGACGATATTCCCCTCGTCTAAACAGTAATGCGCGGAGGCTTGTCTATCCGCTCCGGCGAAATAGTTTGCGACCGCCTTTGCAGTTCCGAGGGAGCCGAAATAATGAATAACGATATACTCGACCTTGTTCCCGGAGCGGCCTCGCGTGTAATTGCGGGAGATAATCCGCTTTTCTACCGTGAGAGACATAGCATTATTCCCCCTTGCTCTGTTCGTTGCTCTCTACCGCGTCGCTGATTTTCTGCGTCTGCGTACCGAAGTAAAAAGCGATAATGACGGTGTAGACCATCATAAAATCTTGCCCGATTTTGCCGACAATGGCGAGATAGGCGAATACTCCGGTCAGTAGCAGAGTAACGAGGCTCTTTACGCTCAAGAGCGCGGCGAGCCGCTTTGTGATTTTCTCATTCATAGTGCAACCTCCTTTTTAACAATCTCGTTTTATTGCCGTGTCGTATGTAATTCCGCCGACCGAGTTCTCGGCCTTGCTCTTATTGAGCGAGAACGAGAGAACGGTCGCGGTCGCGGCCTGTAAAAAGGCAATGAGGGCGGTCAAATACGGGAGTGAGCCCGTGTAGTTGTTGGATACCGCAATATAGCAGAGGTCGAGCGTTGCCATAGTCGACCGATAGTCGATATAGAGGACGGCAAAAACAATGAGCTTGGAAAAGGTGAGATAGCCCTTGACGAAGCTCCACGCGGCGAGAGCCGCTTTTTTTATCCTCTTTTTTCGTGCTGTTTTGCGTCTGCTCATATCCGTTACTCCTCGTGTCCGTGGTGTTCTAATGCGACGTGTTGGTCGATACGTTTATGAGCCTGTTTCGCGGAGCTCTCTACCGCCGTCAAGCGGGTAATAAACTCCGTGTTTGTTTTTCGCTGTTCGCGGTTTTCGGATTTGAGGTCGTCTATGCCGCTTTTGATGTATCCGAGCTCGGTTAATACCGTGCCGGATTGCTTGCCGTCGGCCTCGCTGTCCTTTTTGCTGTTACGAAGAAATGCGACGTACGACAATACGCCGCCGAGGATTGCGCCCGCAATCCCGATAACTGCATCGAGTAGTTCCATAGGCTTTACTCCTGTTCTATGTAGTCAAGTTTTACCGTCGGTTTCCCGGGCAAAATCGGACACCCTCGGACGTGGTATATCTCGCCGTCGACGATAACGCCCTCGCCGTCCTCCTCGCCGCACACAAGATAAACGCCCGGCTCGGCGAGCCGCACCCATAAGAGCGACTCCCGGCGGGCGATTATCTCTCCGTCCCGTTCGACGGTGTATATTGCGCGGCTCATTCCTCGACCTTTTCCCACCCGGCGGGATACGCCTCGGGAGTCCACACATTGTCGTCAATGAGGGATTTGTAAAGGTCGTCTCCCCAATAGCCGAGCTCGTCCTTTGCAAAAGCGAGCCCCGCCGTAATGGTTTCGGGGATAATTCTCACGCCGTTTTTATAGTCGATATTCTCCCACAAGGTCGGCGCGGCCTCGGGAGTGTTTTCGGCGGTATCCCACAAGTCGACCGCCGCCCGCTTGAGTACGCCTTTCCAGTTGATACGCGTCCCGGCGGACACAAGCCCGCCGCCGCCCGTGAGAACGGGATAGAGTTCGACGGCGGCGGAGCCGTCTTTATCGTCAAGCCCCGCTCCCGCCGCTTTCTCAATCATTGCCCGGAGTTCGTACGCTCTTTTCGTGGTAATCATTCGGTCGCACCCCCTAACAGAATATCGAGCACTTTGTCGGACTCGGCGAGCATGAGCGTACCGCTCACGTCCTCGAGCTCGCCCATAGGCTCAACGCCGTTTAGCCCGTCCTCGGTCAGCCTATAAACGAAATCCTCGAGCCGAGTCATTTCCTCGCCCGTCTCCTCGTCTGTAAAGTCGATTGCGGTTTTCACGCAAAAGCCCTCGGCCTCCTCTTTCTCACACGGGATATAGCACCCGTTTTCGTGGAGTTTGATATAGACGGCGGTATCGGAGTATCCGACGACCGCGCCCTCGCTCGTGATTTTATACATTGCGCTTTACCTCCATTCTCGGCGGCTGTCCGAGCCGCTCCGTGTAATACGCCGTGAGCTCCGGCGTTGGCATTGTTCGGAGTAGGTTTTTCCAGTACAGATTATCAGCGAGAGGCCATTTCTCCGCCGAGAAATCCGC